CCGTCGAACTGTTGGGGAGCAAGAACGACGCGCAACCGGCGCAGCAGGAAGCGCCGCCGAAGCCAGCGCCGAAGCCAGAGCCGAAGCCGCAGCCGCCGAAGTTTGACGACGATGACGATATTCCGTTCTAAGGACAAGAAAATGACCACCACCGCACTAACCGTAGTTCAGCGCGCCGCCGTCGCTCTGCAATCCGAAGCCGCAGCAGCGCACCTATACGCCCTTGCCGCAAGCACCAAGGACATCGGCGCCCCGACTAATCGCGCCGGCCGAGAGCAGTGCCACGCCGCCGCAATGGCAGCACTCAAGGCGCGCACTGCCATCGTGACCGCAAGCAAAGCCGCCCGCGCCGACGCGACGGCATTTGGCAAGGCGGTCATTGCCGAAGAGGCGCGACTGGTCGCCATCATCGAGCCGGAAGAGTCCCGTCTAAAAGGCTTGCGCGACGAGTACGACGCCGAGCAGGCGCGCGCTAAGGAAGAGTCTGCGAGGGCCGAAAAGGCGCGCGTTGATGGCATTGTGGCGCGCATTGACGAGATTCGTAACGCTCCCGTAAAAGCGGCGATGCTGAACCTTGCCGCGTGCGAAATGATGGCCGCTGACCTTGCCGCGCTATCGGTAGACGCCAGCTTCGCCGAGTACCGCGAGCGCGCCATCAACGTCCTTGCCGATGCCAAGACCGCTGTCGCTTCAATCATCGCCGCAAAGCTCGCTGTTGAAAAAGCCGCGTTCGAGGCAGAGCGTGCAGAAGCCGCCGCTCGCGCCGCCGCCATCGAAGCCGCCAGAGTCGCAGCCGAGCAAGCCGAAGCCAAGGCCAAGCACGACGCCGAGGTCGCTGAATTCATGCGCATCAAGGCCGAGCAGGAAGAGTCGCGCAAGGCTGAGCGAGCCAAGGAAGCAGCGGCGCAAGCCGAGCGCGACAAGGCCGCTTCCGAAGATATTGCCGCCGAGCGCGCAAAGCTCGCTGTTGAAAAAGCCGCGTTCGAGGCAGAGCGTGCAGAAGCCGCAGCAAAAGCCGAAGCCGACCGCCAGCGGGCTGCCGATGAAGAGGCAAAGGCCAAAGCTGCGCGCGATGCTGAAGAGGCCAAGGCGCGCGCCGCAGAAGAGATCGAACGCCAACGGAAGCGCGATGAAGAGGATGCGCGACGGGCGATCACTTCCGAGATCCGGCAGCAGATTGACGCCGAACTGGAAACGTTCAGCGACTGCGAACTTCGCATCGTGCTGGATTTTGTCAGGAAGATGCCGCTGTGAGTTACTCGGCATTCATCGCCGGCAAACTCGGCACCATCGCCAGCGCAGGAATTGATGCGCCGCTGCGTGACTATGCGCTGTTCCCGCACCAGGCAGATCTCACGCGATGGGCGCTGCGCCGTGGGCGCGCCGCCATCTTCGCCGATACCGGACTTGGCAAGATGCGCATGGCCATTGCATGGGCTGATGCCGTTGTTGCGCACACTGGCTGCCCGGTAATCATACTCTGTCCGCTGGCGGTGGCGCAGCAGTTCGTCGCCGAGGGCCTGCTGATGGGCATCACGGTAACGCATTGTCGCGAGGAATCGGACGTGCGGCCGGGCATCAACATCACGAACTACGACCGTTTGCACAAGTTCGATATGCGCATATTTTCCGGCGTCGCATTGGACGAGTCGAGCATCATCAAGCATCACGCGAGCAAGACGCTTGCGCTGCTTATGGACGCGTTCGCAGCGACGCCATACAAGCTGTGCTGTACCGCGACGCCATCGCCGAACGACTGGACAGAGCTAGGCACGCACGCCGAATTCCTCGGGGTGCGCAGCAGGTCAGAGATGCTCGCCGAATTCTTCGCGCATGACGGCGGCGACACCAGCGTATGGCGACTTAAGGGCCATGCGCGCGCCGTGTTTTGGCGGTGGGTTGCCAGTTGGGGCGCCATGATCCGCAGCCCTGCCGACCTGGGCCACGACGCCAGTGCCTACGAACTGCCGCCGCTGCACATTCACCAGCACGTTGTAGAGATTGAGCACAACCAGCTGCATGGCCTGTTCGCAGCAGAGGCGCAGACGCTCACGGAGCGCCGGCAAGCGAGGCGCGATTCTCTGCATCAAAGGGTAGCAGCGGTTGCGCTGCACGTTAAGTCCGATTGGTATAAAATGGCAGAATATCAACGGACGGAGAGTGATCGTGGCTTGGAAACCGGAGTATGCGCAGGCGAGGAAGGAAAAGGCGGAAGCCGACCCGGAGTACAAGAAGAAGCGGAACGAGCAAGGATGCAAGGACAAGGAAGCCAGGAAGGAATACATGGCCGACTATTACAAGGCGAACCCGGAGAAGTTTCCCGGAAGGACTCCGGAGCAGCAAGCTGCGTACAACGAAGCGAGAAGGAAGAAGTACGCGGAAAACGCCGTTTGGAGAGACGGACACAAGGCGACTGTTCGAGCATGGGCGGAAGCGAATCCGGAGAAGAGGTTTGCCCAGAGGCTGCGGCAGTACGGCATAACGCCGGAGCAGTACAAGCAGATGATGGATGCCCAGGGGAATGCGTGCGCAATATGCGGATACTCGGACACGACAGATCCGAAGATGTTTCCTCATGTGGATCATTGCCACGAAACGAACAAGGTTCGCGGGATTCTTTGCTCGCACTGCAACATGGCAATCGGGAAGTTCAAGAACAGCGAGAAGCTTCTTTTGTCGGCAGCGGAGTACGTCCGGAAGCATGGCTGATTTGGTGCGACCTTAACGACGAGCAGGACGCTTTAGAGCGCCAGTTTGGGGATTTGGCTTTTTCTGTTCGGGGCGCCTCTTGCGAAGAAGAAAAAGAGGCGGCAGTTGCCGGGTGGCTTCGAGGAGATCGCCCGGTAATGATTAGCAAGGCGTCAATTCTTGGTTGGGGTCTGAATTTCCAGCACTGCGCGAATCAGGCATTCGTCGGCGTCAATGACAGCTACGAGGGTTTTTACCAAGCCGTTCGCCGGTCGTGGCGATTCGGCCAGAAGCGCACGGTCAATATCCATGTTTTTGCTAGCAACCAGGATGGCGCAGTCGTTGCAAACATCAAGCGCAAGCAAGCGGCCGCCGAGGAAATGGCCGCAGCAATGGCATCTGAAACGCTTGGAGCGGTGCGTGAATCCGTCCTTGGCGCGACCAAGGACACGAACAGCTACAACGCCTCGCGCAGCATTGCGGTGCCGTCGTTTCTGGTGGCCGCGTGAGCCAGACGAAATCACAAAGCGCCGTCGAGTCGGTGACCAATGTCGCCATCGGATACGGCGTATCGCTAGCCGCAAACGCAACCATTCTTCCGCTGTTCGGCATTGCGATCAGCACGGCAGACAATCTGGCCATCGGCGCCATATATACCGCCATCAGCATCGCGCGCAGCTACTGCGTGCGCAGAGTATTCAACAGGAGGATACAACATGCAGTGCATTAATCAGTCGTCAGGCGAAAACTACACGCTCATCAACGGGGATTGCGTCGACTCGCTGAAAGGTTTGCCGGCAAAGTCGATTGACTACAGCATCTTTTCGCCGCCGTTCGCCAGCCTCTACACGTACAGCAACAGCCCGCGCGACATGGGAAATTGCAAGACGAACGAGGAGTTCTTTGAGCACTTCGGATTTCTTGTTTCCGAACTGCTGCGCGTCATGAAGCCGGGCCGCAATGTCTCATTTCATTGCATGCAGTTTCCGGCCAGCAAAGAGCGGGACGGATACATCGGTTTGAAGGACTTCCGCGGCGAGATGATCAGATCATTTCAGTCGGCCGGGTTCATCTACCACTCCGAAGTAGTGATATGGAAAGACCCGGTCACGCAGATGCAGCGCACCAAAGCCCTTGGTTTACTGCACAAGTCGGTGCGGGAAAATGCCGCCATGTGCCGGCAAGGATTGCCGGACTATCTAATTACGATGCGCGCGCCAGGCGCCCAGCCTGACCGCGTGACGCACACGCACGAATCCTACCCTGTTAGCCGTTGGCAACAAGTCGCGAGTCCGGTATGGATGGACATAAACCCGTCAGACACCCTGCAGTACATGAGCGCACGCGAGCACGACGACGAGCGGCACATCTGCCCGTTGCAGCTCGAAGTGATCAGGCGCGGCGTTGAGCTTTGGACCAATCCGGGAGACGTGGTTCTGTCGCCTTTTGCCGGCATCGGCAGCGAGGGTCATGTAGCTATCAAGTCCGGCCGGCGCTTTGTCGGCGTCGAACTCAAGCAGAGCTATTACAGGCAGGCGGTAGAGAACCTACGTACTGCACTGGTTTCGAGCTTCGATTTGTTTGCTGAGTCGGCAGGGACAAGCTCATGACCGGCCAGTCTTCGCGCCGCTACAAGCATTGGTCTGACGCGGAAACCGAGGAGATGATCCACAGCTACGCGACGGGGTCGCTACAGGAACTCGCCGAGCGCTTCGGCGTATCCGTGCGGCAACTGCGCGATAAGGCCAGACACATGGGGCTAAAGCGGCAGACAGGCACACAAAAAAGCAAGGCCAATAACGACCCGGAGCCGGAAACCGAGCAGCGGACTTTCTTCGGCAAGCAGACCATTCAACTCCGGCCCGGCGGCCGGGTCATCACGCACACCATGCGTGGCGGATAACTTCTCGAAAAGGCGGGGTCGGAGAGGATGGCAGAGCGGATGGCTGCCGATCTGGGCATGGCACAGAATTCGCACAAAGACACGTAAGCCATTGATTTGCATGTATGCACGTGTCTTTTTAAGTCTCTTGTGTCTACCTGTTTCACCATCCGGGCTTGTTGCAAATCAATAAGTTACATTGGGTTTGATCGGTCAGGACGCGCCAATCACGTGCGCCAATCGACACAGCAACTGCACAAAAACTGCACATGACGACAGGCTGCCGCGCAGCCTAGAAGAATCGTAGCACGGAGCCAACGAAAACGAAGAAAACACTTGACTTTGCGCGCAATGAGCGTATTATAGGAACTGTCAACAGGGAGTTGGCACCGCGCC